TCAGAAAAAATGCTGCTAAGTTTCTTTTCAAAGTTCCACAGGATCTTGTAACTGAAGTTGCATCTATATCACAAACTGCTGCTGGACATGAAGGTTGGGAAGTCCTCTGGGGAGGCCAGGGGGTCATAGCAGGGGAATATTACAAGGAAGGTATAGGAAAGGGTGCATACAAGCTCAAAGGCGATCTGTTTGACGTTCCTGACGCTCCTGAATGGTTGCTATCTAGGATGAAAGATCAATATAAGAAAAACAATCAAGATGTTGATACTAAATATGTAGATAACAGATGGAGTAAACGAACCAAGGAAGAAAGGATAGCCATTGTAGAAGGCTGTTTGAGTGTTATTGGATATAAAGGACCAAATAGTGAAGATTATTGGTGGGAAATAGGAGCAATGATAAATAATGAGTTGCCTGGAGTAGAGGGTCTTAAATTATGGACTGATTGGAGTAGAAAAGATCCTGATTATGAACATTGTTGGGATAATGGTGACGATCCATGTGAGAGAAGGTGGCATGGAACTTGGCGAAATGATGGTGCTAGGTACAATATGGCACATCTTATTGAACTGGCAGATGAAGTAGACCCAGAAAGAAAGAGATTTAAAAATACTGGCCTAGATAAAGTTATTGATGATGTAAATTCTATACCTTTAAAATTTAGTCCAAATATTTTAACTGGTCCTTCTCTGGTGCAGCAAGCAGATGAAGCCTATGAAACACATAAAAACCCAGCATTTTTAGAGCAAGAACTTAGACGAATTGCTAAAGAAAGTGGCTGTGGTTTATCAGATATTGAAAGAATGTCTGATTCACATAATGCTTTTGTACGAGATGGGGAAAGTGAACCTGTACAACTAAGCAATCTTAAAACACAAAACATCGAATATATTATCCCTGGGATACTGGCTAAACCTCTTACTTATCTAGTTCACGCAGATGGTGGAACAGGTAAGACTGCACTTTGCCAAACAATAATTAAACATATATTGGAAGAGAAACCTCTAAATGTTTATGGAGAAAAAGTTCCTGTAAAGAAAAAGAAAATTCTTTGGTTGAATGGGGATCAGAATGAGGCAATCATCAAAAACCAATTTGACTGTATGGGGATTAATGCTAACGATCCAAATTTAAGTATTAAAAACTCGTTTGATCTTGGTTGGTATTCATGGTTTAAAGATATTCAAAACAAATATAAATATGATTTAGTTGTTATAGATAGTTTAGATGGATGCAGTATTAGTAATAAAGTTGAGGAAAACAGAAAGGAGTTTAGTAGACCGCTAAGAAAATTTGTAAATAATAATGGTATTGCTGATAAAAAAGTAGGTTTTGAAGCCTGTTGCATAATTGTTATACATCACAACACAAAGACAGGTAGTTTTAGAGGTAGTTCCAGTATTAAAGCAGCAGTAGATGAAACATGGAATATGGTAAAAATACCATCTGCTGAATTAATGGAAAGATCTTTAGTTCCTAATTCCAGATTAATTACTGTTGAAAAATCTAGAGAAGGTAGAGAAGGCACAAAAATGATATTTGTACTGAAACCAGATTTTACTTATGAAATTAAGCATTATATGGAAGATATGATGACTGACAATCCACAGGAAAAGAAAAAAGTTGATGTACTTAATTTTATTAGAAAAAGTGAAAAACCTGTATGTGTAGCAGATTTAGCAAACGATCCAATAGGTATGGGGTTGAGTTCTGGTATTAGAAAAAGAACTCTTAGATATATTTTTGAATTTTTAGAGAAAAATAAACTTATACAAAGAGTAGATACTCCTGTAAATGTAAGTTCCAAAGGTGGCAGACCTCCTGTTTATTATGTCGCTCCTATAGTTGGTAAGACTATTGTTCCGTACACGAAGCGTGGGAAAAGTATGTCAAAACTTAATAATGTAGATATACCAATGGATTCGATTGACAAAGAAAATTGTCAAAACCCTAAAATTGTCAAAACCTCTTCAGTGGATAGTTTTGACACAAATGAGGTTTTGCCAAAACAAATTGTCAATGAAACCCCTTCTACTGGAACGAATAATAGTTTTGCCACACGATCTGACGTGTATAAGGAAGATGAAGATGACAAATTTTGGAACACTAATAACAATTTAGAGAAAATGACAAATAGTGATGTAATAGAGGCATTTAACGATGCAAGATCCAACAATACTGACATCATAGACATTTAAGTAATATTGTATTAACCTACTTAATAGTTATAAAATCAAAACAAAATGTCCAACTTGACCACTTTTGATCCTAATGAAGATAACGAAAATTTATTTTTGCAAGCACAGAAATCTTTGCAAGAATCACAGTTATCGCTATTTAAAATAGTTAAAAAGATAGACAATGATAATAAAGTTAGAGACAAAAAAGTAGAAAGTATAGAACAAGCTATAAATTATATAAATGAAGATAATAGAGCTAGAAAAGCTAATCAAGGTAGAGTAACTGCAAATTCGGTAGCTAAAATTTTAGGCTTGCCAACTGATACTTCGGTTACTAGACCCATAGGGATGGAGTTAAGAAATATATCACTTAGACACAGAATATCTATAGGAACTACAGATGCCGATACAAATGCAGTGTATTCTACAGTTAATACCTATCATCCCTATGTAGCCAAGATTTATATAGAACAGAAAGGCTATCCCGTACCACCACAATTTCAATACATCAGTAAACCGTGAAACAAAATATTATTAACGTAACTATTTTTGAAGAAAAGAATCCTACGAAAGATAGCCCACTAGCCACTGTCCGTTATACAGAGTATTCAAACCAAGAAAGAAGCAGAGTACAAAAAGTAAATCAAGTTGAATATCACGATCCAGCGTATTTTCACAGTGAAGTTTTACAAGCTGTTAGTTATGGACTTGATGTTTCGATATGCACACGACTTAGTGTAAGTACTTTACAAAAAAAGTTAAGTTACTGGACAAGATAATCTATTGTGCTACAATAATGGAGCATATTTACAGGTTCTTCCATGACCTCAACTATTACAAAACAAGAATATTCTGTCTATTACGGAATATCTGAACTAAAAAGATTACAGACTGCTCACAGTCTTGCGTTTGATACAGAAACATTACAGCTACAACCAGAAGAAGGTAAGCTCCGACTGATTCAGTTGGGGTCTTTTTCTTCTCGAACCATAGTAGTTATTGACTGCTTTGAGTTAGAGCGTAGCGATTGGAACTATCTAGAAGAATTTTTCAGTAGTACCAATAGATATTGGTTGGCACACAACGCAGTGTTTGATCTTGGCTGGTTACAGGAACATGGCATACATCCCGAAGGATTTGTGCGTTGCAGTATGTTAGCCAGCAGATTACTTACAAATGGTATTCCACAGACTAAACACGGTCTTGATGCACTAGCTAAAAGGCAGCTAGATATGAATGTATCTAAAGAACAGCAGAAGTCTGATTGGGGTGCTGAGTATCTATCCAAAGAACAGCTAATTTATGCTGCAAAAGACATTGAAGTGTTACTTGAATTAGACCAAGTGCTAGAGCGAAAGCTACGAAATGCAGAACTCAGCAGAGCTTTTAAACTGGAATGTAAGGCACTTCCAGCTATGGCACAGATGTGGAGAGTTGGGCTACCTTGGAACAAAGAAGAGCTAGAACAATGTCGCATCGACTATGAAGATGACATTAAAGAGTTGGGTAATGAATTTATCAGAGAGCTTGATAATGACTTACCATCTGGAAAAAAGTTACCTAGAAATGAGGATGGCTCGTTCAACCTTCGTGCGAAAGACCAAGGATCAAAAAGACTAGGTACTAAAAAGTATGCAGGATTCAATATTAAAAGTTCTAAGCAATTATTAGAAAAACTTGAGTTAGTTCTTGGTTATACACCAGTGAACAATGATGGTAAACCTAGTGTTGCGAAAGACGCTTTGAAGAATTGTGCTGCTGATTCTCCTACGATCCAAACACTTATTACTTGGAAGCGTAGAGAAAAACGTAGACAAATGATAGAAAGCATACAAGATAAGATGTCAGATGATGGATTTGTCAGAGCATCTTATATGCAGTTAGGTGCAGATACAGGCAGGATGTCTAGCATCAAACCAAACAACCAGCAGATACCTAGAGATTCAGAGTTTAGACAATGTGTGCAAGCTCCCCAGGGTTGGAAGATAGTTGATGCTGACTTCTCACAGATGGAGTTACGTCTTGCTGCTGCATTAGCTAAAGACAAAAACATGACTGCTGCATTTCAGCGTGGCGAAGATTTGCATGACTATACGGCTGAACAGATGGGATGCGATAGACAGATTGCTAAGTCTGCTAACTTTGGTTTGTTATATGGTGCGGGTGCTGAAGGTTTACGAAAGTATGCTGGAAGCAGTGGTGTCATCATGTCTAATGATGAAGCTGTAAAGATTCGTGATAACTGGCTCACTACATATAGCGGTATTCGAGATTGGCAGAGAGAGATGAATTATCTTTCACGATCCACCGAGGGGGATGAATGGCCTGAGACTAGAGTTCCAGTATCTAATATGCGTAGATTCTTAAAAGGCGATCTTAATAGAACTACTGTTAGATGCAATACACCGATCCAGGGTGCTGGTGCCGCAATATTAAAGTGTGCATTGGGTAATTTATGGGCCAAAGTCAAAGAAACAGGCGAAGATAAAGTAAGGATTGCAGCAGCCGTTCACGATGAGTTGATACTTCTTGTTAAAGAAGATATTGCAGAGGATTGGGCTGAGATTCTTAAAACTACAATGGAAAAAGCGGAAGCAAAATGGTTGGGCGATGTACCAGCATTAGCTGAAGTATCTATTGGCGATAGATGGAGCGAGGTCCACTAAATAAATGAACAGACTCCCTTTACACAAGTTGGGAGATTTCATAGAGAAAAGAGGTATGTCAGTCTTAGGGCATTGTTATAAATGCAATAAGATTGTTTACCGCACCCAACAAGAGGCCAAGAAAGAAGCATCAGATATGAGGAAACGGGGTAAAAATCATGCTTATGCTTATGCTTGCCCAAAAGGAAATGGATGGCATCTGACATCCATGAAACCACGGAGTAAACCAACTCCAAAAATAAGAAAATCTCCCCAAAAAAGTAAACGAACTAGGAGGAAAGAACCATGATTGGTATTTGCAAAAATGAACACGGGTGGTATATCTCCAAGCATAATAAACAGCTTGGAGTAAAATACTACAAGACCCTAACGGAGGTAATGCCTGTTGCCTATGCAGAAGAATATTCGAGCAGATCTAATGAAAGATCTGTACAAAGAGATTCCAAAAGCAACCACCAGAGATCTGGGTAGTATCATTGATTTTCTCAAAAAAGCTAGAGAAGTCCGTGAAGGAAAGACTAAAAAACGCAGAGAGGCTAGAAAAAAGTATGTGGAAAAGCAACTTGAGAAAGCCGATTTGCCAATTTGGTGGTAGAGTAGTACAAGAACAACATTGTAAATGGCTCTCAAACACGGAAACAAAAGCTATTATCAGGTACTAATCGACCCAAACAGAGCAGAACTTATAGAAAAGGTAGCTGACAAAGAGGGTATGCGTGGTACTGCATGGGTTAGAAAGGTAGCGTATGAGGCATTACAACGTGAATTTACTAGCTCAGAATATAAAATTGCTGAAGCCAAAGACGAGTTAATGTGGAGAGAATCTGTACAAAGACGAATTGACGGAAGAAAGCAGAAAGACTAAAACCTAAAATTCTAAAATGGGAAGAACAAAAAAACCTATAGACAAAACAAAAGTCTTTGATGTTCCTATGACCTATGAGCAATGCGAAACTATTGCTTTTGCAATCGGTCTAGGGAGAATGAAAGCTATTGATTCAGATAGATTTGACTTAGATGATCTTTTTGGTAAGGCTTATTTAAACTTCATAAATTCATATAGAAAGGCTTGTAAATGAAAAGAATAACATGGGTCCAGTGCCCAGGCTGTAAGACATACAGCGATCAGAAGGTTGTCCGATCTGATAGAAATTCAAAATTCATAATCATTCGTAGAAGAGAATGTTATGAATGTGGGCATAGATGGGAAACAATTCAATATCCTGAGATGATAGTTTCCAAGCAACAGGCAGCTTACGCTCGATGCGAATAACGTTTTGTTATATGTCTATATTTTAAGTGCATATAAAACTGCTCCAGCCACCATCTAAGTTTGTAAATTCCTGTACTCTTTTTTGTTCTGGTTTGCAGTACAGCTAATGTTGCTTCTAGTTCTATTACTCTCATCATTGCTTTAGATAATACGGCTTCAGCCCTTGCATGGTTCTTCATCATGTCTATGCAAAAAGCTTTTATAGTTTTTATATCTTCACAAGCCCACACTTCTCTACATCGAAGTTCTATCGCTAGTTCCACTTCGGGAGATAGCTCCGTGTGAATCATTTTCATAAACCCATCATCTTTCATGTCATTGAAGAGAGGTGGTAGAACCTGGAAACATTCTGGCTTCTATAAAAGCAACTGCTTGATCGTCTATTGTATTGTCTGTTTGTTTAGCTATTGCC